AAGCAATCCTTTCCCAACAGTACGATCGACCTGACTTTGAAGAGGACATGAACATGATGGTCGACGATTCTATTAAGCAGGGCAAGCTCGCAACGCTGCTCCGCCCAGACCAGGGCATGGGGTTCCTCAGCCCAGGCGTTAAGAAGTTCGACATGCGACTACGGACTCCGCTCGGCGGCGGTGCGGCAGGTGCTGCGATCGACATCGGTATGGCAGCGGCAGGTGGGTACCTTACCCCAGAGAATGCCATTCTATCGGCTGGCCTCAACGCCACCAACCTGCTGTCTAAGAGCCCACTTAAGGCTGGGCTCATCGGGTCTGGCGCAGCGCTGGTAGCCACTGCGGCTACGGGCGGAGACATTGGAAGAACGATCTTTGGCATCGCAGGCTCCATTGCGGGTGGAGTTCTCGGCGGTGCCTTCACCGGAGGCATCGGTGCTTTCGGTGGATCAGTAGGCGGCTCACTAGTGGCAGACGAAGTCTGGAAGTCGCTGTTCGGTCAACAGCAAAACGCACCAGTTATTAAACCATTCAGCCCAGGCGTTAATGCGCCACAAGTGAGGTTCCCATAATGGCTAGAAAGACCAACACAGATCCATTCGATTTCAGCAAGGCTAGAGGATCTAGCGGTAGGACCGCGTTCCGTACGCCAATGATGTCCCCAACTTCGATGCCTAAGACAATTAGGCCACGGTTTGATAGCGACAGCATGTCGCTCGGGGCGGTATCTCCATACCGTGCCCTTGCCTTCTATTTCGCCAAACTTGCCAGGGCAGGAATTCAAGGTGCAGATGAGTTCTCCGCACTGAACAGCGCAGCATCAAGATCGGCCACGGTTGCCAGAAGGATTGGAGCAGTTGAGAGGCAGGCTCCACTCGGATCAAGGGAAGCCCAGAGCATTGTTGCCGACTTCACTGGTAAGAACCCTGCCGGGTATTCCAGCAAACTATTTGAGGAAGGTGTTCGGCAACTCTTTAGGCCGACAGAGGTCGACGCAATCTTAAGGTCATTTGCTAAACTCTCAGGGGCCGCAGGAACCAGACTTGCTGGATACGGACCTACGCTCATAAGAACTGGTGCTGGAACCCAATCAGGTGTTGCAACCGCAGTCACCAATGCAATTACTGCTGGCAGAGTATTGAGAGGAGCAACGAGAAAATAATGGCACCAAGAAATAGAAACCTAATCCCAGACATGAAGGAGACGCGCTGGTCTACCCAGTCCTTCGCCAACCCGTACGCCCCAGCGGCTCCAAAGCCGTTTAACTTTGCTACGGCAAATAAGATTAAGCCAACAGTTAGCGGGTCTACTGGCTTTAGAACCCCTCAAAACCTTGACCCAAACAGAAACATTGGCGGTACCTACTATAATACCAGGTCCGGTCTTGAGCTGTACAAGGACGGTCAGACTCTAGCACTGAGAGGAGAGTTCTATCGCCCAGCAAACGACAGAGATAAAATCTTAGGCATTATCGACTCGAGACCAGGGTGGATGCAGCAGCAGGATGCTGCTAACGCTAACAGAGCAACATATGGCAGCGCAGTTCCAAGCATCGGGCAGCTAGCATACGAAATGATCGGCGTTGGCTACAATAAGTCCGGCAAGTTCGGCGTAGACCCGGTTAACCTTGCTGTAGGCGTAGCCCTGGGTGGAGCCGGGAAGGCGTTTAGAGGAGCCACTGGTGCCATTGAAGCGTACCATGGAAGGAAATTAGCGGCAAAACTTGCTGGGTTCCAAGAAGAAATGCGCGCTAACACAGTCGCTATTAGAGCCGCTGGTAGGGCTGCAGCTGAAGTTCGGCAGGCTGCGAGAAGGGCTAGGAAGTCTACCAACGTACGCGCTCAACGACTATTAAAACTCGAAGAGGCACTGAAGGATTCCAATCCAGCCCTTGCGCAAAGAATGGGCGACAGAGGTTACGCTGCTGTCCTTGGGGATGATCTCTCTAGGGTAATGGCTCAGTCTGAGACAGTCGGCCCAGGCAGAAGAGTTCTACCTAGCGTTGGTAATGGCCCAAGAAACGCCGGAGCCAGGAGCTTCCCAAATACCGACAGTAAAATTGCTGGATCTCATCATTCGTATACGCCGCTAAGCGAGGCGCAACCAGCCGGAGTATTGATGTACCCTGTCCAGGGTGTCACTAGGGGAAGCAATGATGCCTTCGAGTGGCTTGCCAGAACGGCAGGTCATTCCGACAGCTACGGCAGAACTGGCATGGAGAGGCTTTCTGGCATGTACAGCGGAGGAGTTCCGAAGGGTGGTTGGTCCAGGAGACCAAATCTGAGAAAGAATAACCCACTACCTCCTCGCTGGACTGGAGAAGGCATGAGGGAGCCTGTGATTAATATCGGAGAAATGGCTGACGGTCCATTGCGAGATCAGGCGGCTCGTCTTCTTGACGACGCAACTTCCTTCAGAAATAGAGCAGCATGGAGACTTCCTGACGGAAGGACAGCATTCCCTAAGGCTTTCGACTGGGTCTTCGATCCTGCATGGGCACCTGAGTCCTACCAAGTTCGTGTCTTCAGAGCTGCAGAAAAGGCAGCAGAGAGGGCAAGAGCACTCCCTGCTCCTAAGAAGAGAGTAGGCGGAGGTAAGTAATGGCAGCAAGAGTACGCAAGCCTAGATTCAGCGACGATAGCGACCTTCCACCTAACTATAGAACGTACTCGGAGAGAGAAGCAAGGCTAAGGGTGGAGCTCGGAAAGAACAACGCGGCCTGGGGACGACAGTTCTTCGGCTACGGCGGCGCAACAGTGGACAAGGCCGCAGCAAAAGAGACGCTACGACTCATGCAGGAGGCTGCACGAGAGATCGATATGATTAGAGGATGGAGACAAGGTTTCTCAATCCTTGGGAAAAAGAATAGAGAAGGGAAGTAACACTATGCCAATGGTAGGTAAGAAGAAGTTCGCATACACAGCAAAGGGTAAGGCAGAGGCTAAGGAATACGCTGCTAAGTCCGGCAAGAAGGTGGAAGACAAGGAAAAGGGCAAAGGCAAGTTTGTCCCGTTCAAGAAAGGTAAGAAGAAGTAATGGCAGCTGGAGTCTACAACACGGTAATTGAGAAGGGCGCTACCTTTGAGCTGACCGTGACCTACAAGGACGCGACCGGTGCGGCAGTTGATCTGACGACCTGGACTGTCCGCATGCAGGTTCGTGAGACTCCGAGCTCTGGCACTACTATCCTTACGTCTGAGGGCGGAAGCCCAACGATCGTATTGACCAAGAATTCTTCTGGAGTAATCTCGGCTACCGTGAGCGCTGCGAACACTGCGGCGCTCACGCCAGCCACCGCGTTCTACGACATTGAGGCACAGAGTGCCGCAGGTGTCGTCCGACGTGTGCTCCAGGGGAGGATCATCATTAGCCCGGAGGTCACGCGTTGAGTGACGTCACCACACAGCAGACTACGAATGAAGTTGTCACGGAGCAGATCGTCCATACGGTCGAAGTCCTTGACGCTAATCTCGCTGTTGGTCCAACGGGCGCTACTGGCGCCACTGGCCCTCAGGGTCCGGCTGGTCCGACTGGCGCTACTGGGGCTACTGGAGCTACGGGCCCTACTGGCCCTAAGGGAGATACGGGAGAGCAGGGACTAACTGGTGCAACGGGAGCGACTGGTCCGACTGGCGCTACTGGTCCGCAAGGCCCTAAAGGAGATACTGGCGATACCGGTCCTGCTGGCGCAACGGGCGCAACCGGCGCAACTGGTGCGACTGGCCCACAAGGCCCCAAGGGTGACACTGGAGATACTGGCCCACAAGGCGCTACTGGCGCTACTGGTGCGACTGGAGCGACTGGTGCTACGGGTCCACAGGGTCCTAAGGGCGATACCGGGGACACTGGTCCTGCAGGACCTACTGGCGCTACTGGTGCTACGGGTCCGAAGGGCGACACTGGAGACACTGGCCCTGCGGGTCCAACTGGTCCGACGGGTCCTACAGGAGCAACGGGAGCTACTGGACCGACAGGTGCAACAGGCGCTACTGGCGCTACTGGGCCTGGTGTAGCCTCTGGGGGTACCACTGGGCAGGTACTGACCAAGAACAGCAGCACAGACTACGACACATACTGGGCGAACGCTGGGGCTGCATCCTACACAGAAGTTGTCAAGCAGTACGTTAAGAACGATGGCACCGCCAAGTCCAAGGGTGAGGCAGTCTACATCTCAAGCTCTGACGGAACCAACCCTATCGTATCCTACGCAGACGCAGATACAGAGGCCACGTCGAGCAAGACGCTTGGACTTCTTGAGACAGCGCTCAGCGCTAACCAGCACGGCTACGTCATCACCGAAGGGAAACTATCTGGCATCAACACCAGCGCTGCCACCGATGGGCAAGCTGTCTGGCTGTCAGGAACCGCTGGCGGACGTGTGTACGGCTCACCTCCTTCCGAGCCTGCACACTCCGTATTCCTTGGCGTAGTTACAAAGGCCAATGCCAACACTGGCGAGATCTTTATCAAGGTACAAAATGGCTACGAACTAGACGAGATCCACGATGTTAGCGTAGGAACTCCGACTGCTGGTGACGTGATCCAGTGGGCTACCGATGGAACGACCTACATGTGGCGCAAGAAGAGCCTGTCTGATGCAGGCATTTCAGCCACAAGCCACGCCCACTCAGGAGTCTATGACCCTGCAGGAACGGCAGCTTCCGCCGTATCAACTCACGAAGCAGCATCCGACCCGCACCCTACGTACCTCACAGCGACGGAGGGCAATGCGGCGTACGCGGCTACATCCCACTCTCACTCAACGTCTGATATTACTAGCGGAAACTTTGTGGCAACAGTTTCTGGTGGTACTGGCGTAACTGTAACTAGCGGTACTGGAAATGCATCAACGCCAAGTATTGCAATCGGTCAGGCTGTTGGGACGACCAGCAACGTCACATTCAACCAGGTAACGGCAAGCGACTACATCGCCCTGTCTGGATGGAACCAGGCTGGAAATGGGAGGGTGGGAACGTCAAACAACGTTACGGTAACAACTGCTGGAACATATTACGCAATCGGTGGATCAGACTGCGAAGTATCGTTTACCCCAGACTTTGTTGGGCAGAAGTTTTTTGTTACTATGACTGGCTACGCCGCGCTCAACACCACAACTATTCAATACGCATTTGTTCGAGTATCATTGACCGACTCGTCTAATACCGTTCTTAGCGACCTTGGTTTCGGTAGATCAGAAAACTTTGGAACATCGGGGAGAGGAGGTACCGTGGCATTTAACTCAGTTTGGACATCAGACACAACAAGCGCCAGGAAGATCAAGCTATACGGTACTACCCAAACAACCAACGGACTTGTCCTTACTCTCTCGTACTGGCAACTTAATGTGATGGCTCTCGCATAATGACTAAGACGAACGTCGACCAGATCCTTGAACGCCTTGAGCGCATTGAGCGCGATCTGGCGGAGATCAAGGTTGAGCTTGCGGAGACCCGCGGAGCCTATCGGTTGGCAAAGTTCGTGATCGCGCTTCTTGGAGTAAGCGGCCTAGGTGGCCTACTGGCCTGGATTAATGGGAGTAAACCATGACCAAACTAAAGATCGTAACGCAGACAGACAACATCGAGAAGGGCAACGGTTGGATGGATGACTGTGGCCCAGCCACGCTCATGGCTGCCGCTAACTTCCTTACCGGCTCTAAGTACAACTCATTCGATGGGGTCAAGTTCCTCACCAAGGTTGGCAGAGTAGACGTAGAAGGTCAGGGTACACCTACCTCTCTTGCCCAGCTAGTAAAGGCCTCCCCACTCGTAGGGCTAAAGCCCAGGTACCCAAAGAGCTGGGAGCAGGTAGTTGAGTACCTGAAGGCTGGGGCAGTCCTAGGAATCAACGTAGAGCAGGCTAGGGGCTATCCAGCGACCGTTCCTATGAGCGCATGGCACAAGGCGCACCAGAAGCGAAAACCAGGCAAGACGTACGGGCACATGACCTGCGCGATTATGGTGGGAGGAAAGGTACAATGGGCAGACCCAACGATGAGCGGCAAGGGGAAAGAGACGTATGCTGTGGAGGTGTCTCTTGCGGACCTGAAGAAGATTGCCTCCTCGAAGGGGGACGCCCCACACAAGCGCTGCCTGATCTTCACGGCAGTCCCGAAGAAGTCATCCGCACCTGCCCCAACTGCAGTGCTCAGCTCACAGATCGTGCCTGTAAGCTCATCTGCACTTGTGGCTACTACGCTAGCTGCTCAGACTACCTCTAAGCCTGCGGTTGATACTGTTGCCGCACTGAAGGTGGCTCAGGGAGTTGTGGCAAAAATTCAAGTGGCGAAAGGAGATAAGACAATGAAGGATCAAATCATTGCCGCAGCGCTTGACGCTCTGCAGGCTGCCCTGTCTACGGCCATCGCCGTATTCCTTGGGCTCGGCGTAAGCATCTTTGACCTGACCGGAGACGGAGCCAAGGCTATCGCAGCGTCGGCTATTAGCGCCGCCCTGCTCGTACTGCAGCGCTGGCTAGATGAGGACAACACGCGGTATGGCCGCACTCGCTAGTCTCGCCCCTGTCCTAGAACGATGTGCTGCATGCCGCAGCCCATTCGTGGATCAGATTAATCAGAAGATGGCAAACGGCCTAGCCGATACGAAGGTGGCAGCATGGCTGAAGGAGCAAGGCGCTTACATTTCCCGGATCACCTTGGGTCAGCATAAGCGGTCCCACCTAACGACAGAGTATCAGGCTGCCAAGGCCGAGGTGATCAAGAAGTTTAAGCAGAACCAGAAGACACTGAAGGCTAGCGGAGACCTAGCCGCACTGGTCAGGGACCAGGTTATTGCGATGGTTGACGCAGGAGAACTGATGCCAACCCTGGCAGAGGGACTGCGAGCACAGGAGATGATCGATCGACGTGTTGAGAAGTCGGCAGACAGAGAACTGTCTGTAACGCTAGCCGGTATCTTGGGTGGCGGCCCAGTGGTACAGGTCATTGAGATGGAAGCAGAGGAGATTACAGATGGCACGCAGAACTAGGGTCGGCGGAAATATGAAGCCGTCGATGTACGACATGACAGAGCAGGCGATTGAGCAGGCATATTGGGCAGGTCGATCGACCGGTGCAAGAATGGCTGGCGCTAGGGTAACTGGAGTTAAGCTGCCAGTTGTCCGTCAGGTAAGACAGAACACGATTAGCCCATTGAATGGTGCTAAGATCCAAGCACCGTTCAGAACCCCATTTGGAAATGGAGTCCCATCGAATCTTCGGATTTCTGGGTACAACGGCAGAATCCCTGAGGTTTTTAGACGTGGAGGCGGTATGATCAGAATTGGCGTACGAGGCAGGATGGGCGAACGATAATGCCCAAGTCACCAGCCTGGACGCGTAAGGAAGGCAAGAACCCTAAGGGCGGACTGAACGCCAAGGGTCGCGCCTCATACAAAGGCGGCAAACTTAAGCCGCCTGTCAAGTCTGGCGACAATCCGAGACGTGCTTCTTTCTTGGCTCGAATGGGCAACATGCCAGGGCCGGAGCGAGACGAGAAGGGCCGTCCTACTCGCCTGCTCCTTAGCCTACAGGCATGGGGAGCTAGCAGCAAGGCCGACGCCAAGAAGAAGGCTGCTGCGATTAGCGCCAGGAACAAAGGGAAGAAGAATGGCTAAGACGAAGAAGATGACCGTGGCCCAGAAGTACAGGTCCCTCAAGGCTCAGACCGAGCGCGCAGGGATGTCTGTGAAAGAGAAGGCAGGGAAGCTTGTCGTCTCCAGGACTAAGAAGGGAGCGAAGCGTGGCTAAGGGATTGTACGCGAACATTCACGCCAAGCGAAAGAGGATCGCCTCAGGGTCTGGGGAGAAGATGCGTAAGCCTGGGTCCAAGGGCGCCCCTACCGCTAAGAACTTTAAGGACTCAGCCAAGACAGCAAAGAAGAAGTGAAGGTAACTAGCGATGCGGCCAGAGACCTGGCTGCGGGTCGGAACGACCCTGTCTTCTTCGCCAAGCGTTGGCTGGGGATCGAACTCCATGCCGGGCAGAGGGCATGGGTAGAGGGTATCGCTGCCAGAGATGAGTCTGGCTGGCGCCCTCAGTACCTGACCACTGTCTGCTCTGCTGGCAACCGTGCTGGCAAGACGCTTGGCATGGCAGTGGCTGTCTTCCATAGCGCATTCTACAAGCTCGGCATCCAACCGCCAGACGGAACCGAGAAGGACGCCATGCGGTGGCAGACCACTCCCTACGAGTGGTACCACGTAGGCATCCAGCAGGAAACTGCAGAACTTGTGCACCGTGAGATCTCAATGATTCTAGAGGGCGGCCATCCGGCACAGAGAGGCCGAGGCTGCCCTCTAATCTCCGAGATCGGCAGGGTAGTAGAGCACACCAAGAAATACCGTGGCGAGTACCTTTGGCTCCAGTTCCACCCGCTCGTGGGCGGAGCAAACGTTCACTTCCGAACCACGCAGGATAAGGCGAAAGCCCTCCTCGGCAAGGACATGAACGGGATCTCATTCGATGAGGCAGCCTTCGAGCCTCACCTAATGCAGATTTATCAGGAGGTACTCAACCTCCGGCGTCTGTCCACGGGCGGGCAGCTCCACTTCATCGGTACCCCTACTGAGGGCATCAACGACTACGCCGACCTATGGGACATGGGCAACCCAGATAGGGTGGACAGGGACCCCCAGATCTTCTCCTTCCGCCTGTCGACTAGGGATAATGTAGGTTACGGCTTGACACCTGACACGTTCGACGCTATCATCCGCCAACAATCTGATTATCTGATTGCACAGAACATTGATGGCTACTTCATTGAGGCTAAAGATTCCTACTTCTCTTCTGAGGCAGTAGAAGCATGTTTCGTGGACCTACCGGAAGAGGACAAGCCAAAGGTACGTAGACGGTACGTACAGGGAGTAGACCCTGGGATTGCCTCAGACTCCACTTGGGCTATCGTCCTGGACTATACAGAACCAAATAAGATCACTGGGGTACGGGCTAGAGCAAGGTCTG